GATATAAACACCCACTCTCATCTCCCTCAGGTGCTGAGAGATTAATTTGGGAAATGCAGTAACTGTGTAAATATCGATTGTTTTTGGTTTCAATTCCGACCTACAATCGAAGGCCGCGATTTGAGAAAAAATATGTAAAATAGGACACCTCCTCAAGTGCCCCAGTAATTGTCATTGTTGGTGATCGAGTGGTGGGCACAACCTGTCCACACAATCACCACACAAAGAAATGTCAAAGAAATCAAAGAACAAACGTGTCTCAGGGTAATGGTCATCCAGACCTTCCTCAAAACCACACGAAAAACAAACACGTAACACAGTGCACAAAAGACAAGGGAAATGCATCATTTTGCAAAAACCACATTGTTGACACAATTCACGATTGGTGACTACCACGGGTAGTGTGCATGTCATTTCACCACATACATCACACACCTCGGACACACCTTGACTCTGAAGTCTTGCACGCTGCGTAAGCATACCCACAGAATTCTGATGAAACTCATCTAACAGAGTATCCCACGTGGGAAAGGTAGTGGGTTGAATCAACAACTGTAATTCGCAATCCACCACAACAGCCAATAAAAGGTCACGGCGAGCTTCAAACAAGGCCTTACCATGGAAGAAATACTCTCTCATTGCAGAACCTATAGTATCAACAATTTGATGACGTTGAGTGACAGTCTTTGATTGGACATGAACCATTAAAGAACGTTCAATAGAAGATTCATCTAGTGGTGCTAAAATAGCACAAGCATCGGCATCATAGCGCCACTTCCTCTTCAAAAAAGAGGCATCCCAGATGGATATAAAGGGGACAGAGAGGGCATTCTTATCTGCCATTGTGTACCCAACTCCAATGGCCTCTAGTTTCTCCACCAACACACCATGATGAAACCACGCAATATCAGCAGATACTCCCATAATATTATCATCACCATATGTGAATAGATGGACGAGATCACGAAATGAACGATTCTCGCCCTGAGGTCGGGCAGAGTAAAAAACATACCGCATATAAAGCGAATTTACCAGTCCATTGACAATAACAGTCAAGGGATGTCCAGAAGGGTTAGTGCCAAACAATTGGATCAAATCTCCATTAAAATCAACGTGGGCAAAGGCAATATCATGTGCTATACACTGTAATACTCTCAAATCGCCTGCGCTCCATCCTGCCATCTTATGCACTCTGATAATA